CCCGCCTGCCTGCGAAATTCTTCTATTGTCTGCTGTGTCAGCGTCTTGTCAAAATATTTCTGCAGTTCATCGAAACCGGATACCATTTCCAGCCCGATATTGGCTTTCAGCAGTTCCAGACGGTTGATCTTCATGGTTGCATTGTACAGCCGCATCTCTTCATTCGCCTGGTCGGAAAAATCTTTTTCTTTGACGTATTTCGCCGCTTTCCTGCCATACTCTTCGATATCGAGCTTGGAAACCCTTCTCTTTGCTTCTGCCAGCGAAATCTTCTCAGCATTGGCGTATTTTGCGTAAAATCCATCGATTTCCTTCTGAATCTGATCCGCCATATACGCATAGGTCTTCCGGATCTCTTCTGCATAGGTCTGCTCAGACATCTTATTCTTCTTGGCATGTTCCGTCTCACGTTTCTGCCAGTATTCCTTACTCGTCATCCTGTCCACCGCCGCCAAACATCTGCTTCATCACTGGATCCGCTCTCACCTTGTTCTGATCGGTATCAATTTTCTTGATTTCATCCTGTACATTGTCCACAATAGACAGCACCCCGAGCTGTGTTTCCTGGCTGACCACACCTTCCAGATTCTTCGCGATCTCTGCCTCTTCCTGCAGGTTTGCCGGGAAATTTGGTGTAAAATGTGGATGGATCTTCACCCAGTCATCTTTTTTCATTCCTGAGACCGGATTTGAGAAAATCAGACGATACCTCCGGTTCATTCCGCTGGTAAATTTCCGCTCTTTCGTTTTTTCCAAGTTACTCATTGCCTGCAGCTTATATTTCATGGCGATGCCGGAACTGGTGCCAAAATTCTCATCCGAGATATTGGCCACCATGCTGATATGGAAAATGAGCTTTTCCAGACGATCGATCAGATGCTCCTGCGTGGTATCACCATCCGGTTTCTGAAGAAATTCGACAATCAACCGTTCGGTGTCCCCGTCGAAATTAATGATTCTGTCATCCCGGATATGCGCCACATCGTCTTCTTCCAGCTTGGAACCAAGAACCTTGAGATAGGCATCCGCGAAATAGTCAACATCATTGGCTTTCTCGCTGATCGCCTTGTTGTATGCATTAATCATCGTAAGGACCGGCTCGAAGATTCCCATACGCTCCTTGTTTTCTACGTACTCCGATGCCGGAACGCCGTCGAAGCCGTGTATCTTCTCGTCTGCATCCCAGAGTAATTTTCCTTTGATTGTAAACCAGCGGACCTTCGTCTCGTCCGATACGCTTCCATGAAGGATCTGATTCGAATCGTAATACAGCCGCACGAAATATCGTTCCCTTTCCAGCACGGAATCGTCGTAGATCATGAATGCATCCAGCGGGCTCAGATAGGTGATACCGATATTTCCGTTCTCATCTACGTAATACATTTCATAGCCTTTGCCGAAGATACTGCAGATCTTGGACAGTTCGGCATTGTTATCGTCCTGATCATTATACTGATCCAGAAAATCAACATATTTCTCAACCGCTTCGTTTCCATCGTCTACCTGCAGTTTGATCGGATGCCCGATGAAGAAGCCGTTCATCGTATCCACGATGTATTTCGCAAAGTTGACCATGATCCGGTTGTCCGGCTTCCACTTGGGCTTTAACGGCTCATGCAGGATCGGGTAATCCGTCTCGTAGGCCTCCTGCAGCATGCTGTATCTAAATGCGCACTCTCCGGAATGCCGCATGATAAATTCGTTCAATTTGGCATCTGTCAGCGTCTCTTCCGACGGTAGCCTATACAAATTCGTTCGCACTTCTATATCCCTCCTTTCACCTTTCTGTTCAGCCGTGGTTTCGCCTTGCGTTCTTCCTCAATGGAGTATCGAAGCATCGCCATGGCATCATCAAAAAATGGAACTGGCTCTTCGAGATAAGTGTTGGTACGCTCATCCTTCTTCCACTTCCATTGCTGAATTTCTTTTATTGTATTGACGCAGGACGGGTAAATATGGATTCTGTGCTGTTTCAGGTAATCTATCTGGGCATGCACGCTGTTCGGCTCCTTCTGCACGCCTTTTGCGCGGTATCCCGCCTTCTGCCACATCTTGATACGGTCCGGCTCCGCAGAATCGCACCACATGCGCAGGCGCTTGTTGAACTGCCCCTCCGCCAGCCGGATGATCTCGTCCGTGTCCATCTCATACACGTACAGTTCCCGGCATAGATACAACTCACCATCCTTAAAGCCAACCTCACCGATGCAATTGGCGTGATTGAATCCGAAATCCTGTGCATTGACCATGTAATCGAATCGTTCCGGTGAACAGTCAAATTCTTCGACAACATAGTTTTTGAGGATCAGTCCGGCGACCTCGCCCCATTCCCCCAGGCCATATACCCGATACCCCTCTGGATCCACTTCCTTACGCCGCATCATACGTCTTCGGTAGGCATCATCGATAAAGCGGTTCTGCTCGTAGGTTGACTGATGTGTCAGAACATCCGGATCTGACCGGTCAAAAAACACACGCTTAATCCAGTGGTACGCCGATACCGGGTTGAACGTCATCCGTATCTGATAGAACTGTCCATCCGGCAGTTCACCACGGAGACGGTCATCAATGATCTCGAAGTCCGCCTGCGTAATTTCCGTGGCTTCTTCAATCCACACATCGGTCAACTTTCCACGCTTGAAAGTAATGGATTTCAGCTTTTCACGCTGTTTCTCATCATTGACTCCACGGAAAATGATCTGATTCCTGTTGATCTTACACTCCATAATCATGTTGGAGCTGTTGATGTGCCAATATCTCTTATACTGCTCCCCAAACATACGAAAAATAGCACCCTGCAATTCTGCAAAAGTGCTATCCCTGTTTGTCACGTCCGCCTTTCGAACGCATAGAAGATTTCTTCCCGGATCCTGCATCAGCCGCAGGATATAATTCTGCGCCGTATCAACGCTCTTCCCCGATCCGGCAGAGCCTTTCATAACAATATACCGTTTTCGGTTGCGGTCAACTTCTTTGAAGCCTGGGTTCATCTGGACGTTTATGTTCATCCGGAATCGTCCTCTCCGTAATTAATTGTGATGTTGAGATCCATATCTGTATCCAGCTCAACTTTATCCTTGAACATACCAAGGTGTTTTCCAAGAAGCTCCAGTGCTCTCATCTTATCATTTAATCGGACTTCCCTTTCAACTGACGATCCTTTTTCACCATCCATAGTTTTAACTTTTACTGACTGAATACATGCCAAATCATCTTCTGTGGCATCTGCTCGAATAGAAGCATCTTCAGAATTGATTACTTTTTGCGGATTCACAAAAGCTATTCGCGCCAGTTCTTGGATTACTCTGTCTTGGTTGATACCTGTCCTTTTTGACCTTTCGGCCATTGCCTGCTGAATCGCTTCTGAAACTGGAGTTTTCTGGAGTAATTCATTTCCTATTTCGCTGGCTCTTTGTGAGTTTCCTGCTTTATAGCCAGCTCTGATCGCGGCCTGCGTTGCATTCAGGTCGATCAGATACTCCTCAACAAATCTCTGCTGCTTTGCAGTCAATTTTGCCATCCTGCAACACCGCCTTTCTGTTTCTGCACGCAAAAATTCCCCGCATCTCTGCGAGGAATCCTTATAAGAGTAACAAATCGGAGAATCTCCATCCACTGGAGAGTTGGAACGGCAGGATTCGAACCTGCGCCTCGTGCCGGCGTCTCTGCGCTCTCCTTGAGCTACGTTCCAATAGGCGCAGGGTACCAATCTGCACCGTGCATCATTCGGGCTTTTTCCACGGGCTGATGCCTGCCAAATCAACGGCCAGGCTGTGACGCCTGGTCGCCGATCAAAATACATTCACAAGGAGGTAAAGAAAAGATGAAACCCTTCCTGCCGTTCTTCCATGATACACTATAACATTTTGAATCGGGACATATGGGACAAACGGGACAAACTTTCATTTTTCCTCAAAAAATCTGTGATATTCTTTCTTTACGCTCTCCTCCGTGGCTTTCCGTCCCAATTTACTTGCCACCTGGCTCCAGCTCATCTCCTCGAAGACTCTGTACTTGATGATCCGCTGCATCCTCTGCGGAATGTGGTTCATCCACTGCTCCACGTCTACTTTCAGCCGCTGCGCCTGCTCCCGGCGCTCTTCCAGAATCTTCTCCTCATGCCGCAGGCGGGCATCCTCCTCATAGGTGAACGCCGTACCGGCAATTTTAAAGTGCTGCGGATTGTACGGAAAATCGGGATTGCTCCCGGACACGTTCGTCTGCACGATGGTCTGCCGCTTCTTTTTCAGCCGTCTAATGTCCTTTTCCGTCTCTTTGATCAGCTCGCATGCGTCTATGTACTGCTCCAGAACCTTTTTCTCCACTGGTATCACCTCCCCACTTATGTTCTCTTCCGGTTGTTCTGTCTCTTATTCTGATTTCGACCAATTCCAAATGCGACACGTTCAAAACTTTCCGCACAGCCTTAACCACGTTCCAGATCGGTTTCGGCAGGCGGCCGGCATTTCGAATTGCTCTGTCTGCAGTCGGATCACGATATCCTTCACCATTCATCCTTATTCTCCTTGAAATATATTTCTACCAGCTTGAGTCTATTTTCAAAATTCGATGTCGTTCTCTTCAGCTCAATTTCAAACTGATGAGCTGCGTATGTTCTCAAGCTATTCCATGCGATTTTCTTTTTATTGCTGTTTCCAGCTTTTCCATTTATGATAAGATACAGACCTTGGCGCGTGTATCCCGTTATCTCGCACATTTCTGACACTGATACGCCAAACTGCCGTGCAAACTCTTTCGTTGTCATCTGTTTCCTCCTACGCAAATCTCAACTGTTCCTGGCTGTCATCGATATTCAGATTCGGCACCCGCTCCCCTACTTTTAAGTACGAGCAGTTGGCTTCTACTAACTTTTCCGCCATAATCGGCACCACACTGTTCCCGATCCGCGCCACCTGCTTTGCAATCGGGTACGGTTTCCAGTTGTAATCCCGATCAATGATATAATCTTTCGGGAATCCTTGCATCAGCTTCAGTTCTTCCGGTTTCAGCATTCGCAGGAAGATATCCTTCAGAATGTATTTTTCTCCCTGAATATCCAGCACCACATTAACCAAACCAAAACGATCCTTCGTGGTGATCGTATCCAGTGGCCTGTCAATGCCTTGGCAGCTTCCGCCGGATCCGTAATATTTAATCAGGAATGCGGATATCAGCCCGAAGTGCCCCGGCGATGTTGTAATCGTATGCAATGGCTCATCGCAACCCTGTCCGATACCAGTCTTGTAATATTTGGTAATAAACGCTGTCACCAGCCCGTACCGGTTACTGGTATCAATGGTCTTGATCGGCTCCGTTAGAAACTGGCCCCGGGAATCTCCGGCTTTCGTCTCGCCGTGATACTGGATGAGAAAAGCAGTCACCAGACGATTGTGATCTACGGTGGTAATTGTGCTGCAAGGAGAATGCAGGTCACTTCCACAACCTTTATAGTTTCCACCATATGCTTTATCCAGATACGACAAAAACAGCTTTTCTCCATCTTTTACGATATATGGATTCGGATTTTCCACGATATATTTCCGGATTCCATTCGCGATACGCTTCATAGTCGCGTCCGCCAGAGGCTTTGGCCTATCAAATATGGATCGTCCAAAATCTGACCAGTCTATGTAGTCGCCACAGGCTTTCCACCGTGGCTCTCGATCCTTGAAGTGAGTCGGTGCCGGCCATACAATCTCACGTCCGTCTCTCCGGAAGATTGCGTACCAGCGTTTCCGTGTCGTGGGTGCTCCGTAGTCTGCTGCTATCAGTTCTCTGCACTCAAACATATATCCAAGAGATTTCATTGCCATAATAAATTTTCGATAGTCCTCTCCACGACGTTCCTTAATCGGATGACCATTACTGTCAAGCGGCCCCCACTGTTGTATTTCCTCTACGTTTTCCATCAGGATCACGTCCGGCAGAATTGCTTTAGCGTGTTTGTAAACAGCCCACGGAAGAATTCTCAATCCTTTCTCCCGTGGTTTACCGCCTTTTGCCTTGCTATGGCTTGTACAGTCCGGCGACGCCCACATCAGAGCCACGTGCCGGCCTTTTACATATTTCTTCAAGTCAACCTTAAAAATATCTTCTGTTAGATGCAGCGTGTTCGGATGATTCGTTTTGTGCATCAGGATGGCATCCGGATCGTGATTAATCGCAATATCTACCGGTCTCCCCAGTGCCATCTCGATGCCGACGGAGGCGCCGCCCCCGCCAGCAAAGCAGTCAATAATCAGATCCTTCATTGTTTGACCCTCTTTTCGAGAAATTGTTTTCTTTGATATTTTTCATTTTTTTCTTTTGCCCCGGCCGGAGGCTGGCTCCTTTCTGTTTGTTCTACACTGTCATTTTAGCTCCGCACTTCGGGCAGAACTTCCATTTTGCTTTGATATATTCTGTACTGGATCTTCCTGTTTCAACGGCATCATAACTCTCAACCTGAAAGCCACAACTAGAGCATTCAGCATGGATATAGTCGTTGTGCCCTTCTCTACTTTTCCACTTTGCTTTTTTCATTCTTCCCATGATTCCTGCTCCATTCCGTAAGATATTCTTCCTGCTCCCGGTCCTCTTCCGGATCCTTCGGACGCTCTGCCCGGTTCAGCAGCCACGCCACCGCACAGATGATCCCCCCGCAAAACACGATGATTCCAATCACTGCCATCTACTCCTCCTCTCTGCCCTTCCAGCAGCGTTCCAGTTCTTCTAGGACTGCAATGCATACCCGGTCTACAAAATCCCCATTACCGAATGATTTCGCAAGCTGAGAGCATTCCTGGACGCTCTCAGTATAGTCCTGTTCTTTTCCTGGCCGATTATAATACTTCTTGAAAAATCGCCAGACCTCTGTAAAGAATTTAAAATAATTCATCATGGTAGCTCCTCAATCCGGATATAGATACCAGGCTTCTCCGCCCAAAACTTTTCAGTAATTTCAGATGCCACCAGCGCATCATCCTTCCAAAAGCCTACCAACGTCATGCAGTCTTTTAACATCTTCTGCAGGTTATCGGTGTCAGGCTTTGTGATCCTGTACTCTCCGTCCTTATGTCCATTCTTCGGGAAACACCACTTGGTAATCAGCCTTACGCCCGTTCTGTACGGTGCCATAATGCGATACTTGTACAAGTTGCCAATCAATTTCTCCTTAGCAGCTTTCAGTTCCGGCGGATCATAGAACACAGGTCTGCCATTCACGATTGTGACCTTGTGCTCCTGGTGTGTTATTGTTGGCGGTTCCATCGCCATAAAAAACTCTGTCATTTTTCATCATTCCTTTCCTGCGCGTCTGTGCTGGGTGGGTATGCTCCTAACCCGTTGTGGGGGCGTACTCAATCGCCCCACACTTAGGGTGGGCATGCCCGCACATTCCCGCCCGATTAGGGTATATATTTATATACAGGTGCCGGGCGGGCATTCCTGTCACCTAAAAAACATGGTGTCGGGCAACTTTCTGCCCGATGCCCGTTACCATGATCGCGGGCATTCCCGTTACCTATGTTGTTTTAGGTGTCGGGCATTTGCCCATGACCTAAAATGTTTCAGGTATCGGGCAAATACAACGTGTATCTTTATTTACCATAAATCCGATTTCTTTTAATGAATTTCGAACCGTTTTTTCCTCCGGATATTTCTCGCCGGTTGCTTCTGCATCCGATTTCAGGACTTCATACAGCTCCTTTACCGTCGGATATTTGTCCTCATGCGTAAACCGGAAATTTTCTATCGCCATCTTATATTTTTCCTTTTTGGCTTTACGCGCTTGCTCTCCTTGTTTCTTTCTGGCTTCTCTACCTTTCTGCCATGCCGGTTTGTCTGCTTCCAGTTCAAGATCTTTCAGCACGCCGATCTGATCCAGGCAGTGAACCGGATACTCAAACCACATGTTGACCGGTTCGAACTTTGGAAATTCCCGAAGTGTCCCTTCGATTCTCCATGCCGTATGGGCCTGTACTGCCGCTTTTGTCTCGGTGATCTGCTTATCCAGGGCTATCTTCTGCCACCGGTTCAGATGCGCCTCGCAGTAGCTCATCATCTGCGCACTGCTCAGTAAATCGTCCTGTGAAAGATCATCCTCCCACTTGAAATGCGCATCCAGATAGTCCATACACGCCTTGCAGATCGCTTTGTTTTCTTCCTGTTTCATCAGTGCTTCCGTAGGTTCCAGTTCGATCAGATCCAGCAGGGCATCCGGATCACGGGCAAATACACCGGAGCCAGAAGCACGGTCCATAGATTTCTTTCCGCCCTGGTTTCCTTTACTGTGATGATGGCAATAAATCACCGCGCATCCAAGCTCTGTGCAGACTTTATCAAATTGGTTACAGAAATTCGCCATCTGATCCGCGCTGTTTTCATCTCCCGTTATGACTTTATAAATCGGATCAATAATAATAGCCACATAGTTCTTCTTCGCAGCACGCCGGATCAGCTTTGGTGCCAGCTTATCCATAGGGACTGATTTACCACGCAGGTTCCAGATATCAATATTCTGCAGATTATCCGGCGTAAAGCCCATTGCTTCGTATACATCCTTAAAACGGTGCAGGCAGCTTGCCCGGTCAAGCTCCAGATTGACGTACATGACACGTCCCTGTGCGCAATTCCACTGCAGCCACTTCTTTCCTTCTGCTATGGCTATACACAGCTCAATCTGCAGGAATGACTTTCCCGCCTTGGATGGACCGGAAATGAGCATCTTGTGGCCTTTTCTCAGGATCCCATCAATCAGACACGGCGACAGCTCGGGGAGGTTATCCCATACACTTTCCAGCCCTTCCGGCTCCGGCAGATCATCGTTGACACCCTCAATCCATTCGTACCATTCATTCCAGGACTGTTTTCCGATGTTGGTATCTACGATGAACTGTTTCTTTTCACCACGCTGCACTCCTGGCATTCTGGAAAGTCTCGATGGATTCCGGTTCTGTGTATCCACGTCGATTCCGTTTTTCTGGCAGACTTCATACAGATAATCAACCCGTTTTCGATACTCGTTGTAATCTGCCGCATCTATCCGCACAATAGCATGCAGGCTCTTTTTTCCGGAATATACCAGGCAGGCGATCGGAAGTTCTAGCTCCCGCAGGATAGCATTCTGCTGTTCCAGCTCCATATGATCTGACTCTACTAAAGCATACCGGTACTCTGTTACATTTTCATTTTTACAGCCGTTTCCGTCCAACGGATTGAAGCGGATCCACGCCCCGGCTTCCGGATTGTAGTCACCAAGTACTGCGCCAATGTCCCCTTTACAGTCGTTCAGCAATTCAATCAACTGTCCGGCAGTACGGTCCCAGCTGCCTTTTTGTGGCAGCCAGCGCGTACCTTTTTCATCTGTCTTTTCCCAGCTTCCAGTGACGTATCCTACGTTTTCTCCTGCTTCAAACAGTGTTTCCAGATACGTGATCAGCTGATCCGCCGGATTCCAGTTGGAAGGCTCCTGTATCTCTTTCCCTTCCAGCCAGTTTTTATCCACAACAACACGGTCACTGTCCACCGCGATACTGTCGTTCCAATCCAGTTCATGGCCCTTCTCCGGAACCCATCCATGATCCAGGGCAAGCTGTACGATCGTGCCGCCGGTTACCGGTGAGGATGAGCCAGAAAAGGTTCTCCATTTTTTCTCACATTCATTTGCATGATATCTGCCGTAATCTTTCTGGCTCCAGGCATCCCATACAGACACCGGATAACCTTCCTGTTTCAGAGCCATCCCGACAGAACACCATTCCTGATAAGTAAGCTCGGATGGATTGATATGTTCTATAATTTCTGTAAGGCTTGTCCTCTGTTCCATACTCTTTAAGCTCCTTTATATTCTCTCGGGTTGATATCCATTGGAATCCGCCAGCCATTCGCTGCGATCCTGTCGATCAGATTCTTTGCTGTTTCAAACTGCCAAGTTCCTACATGCTCAAATCCCCTGCTTTCCAGAAAACGGATCTGTTTTGGTGTCGTCAGCCCCTCCGTGCGTCTTTTACTCAATCGATCCAAGATCTTTTCTGCTTTTCCTGCATTCTCGATTTCATCCGGCATAATGCCCAGCTTTTCCAGTGTCTTTTTCTGCTTCTCAGATGGCGGTCCCATTTCCCACCCAAAAGAGGGAACATAGCTGGACAGGTCTTCTGCCTGGATGGACATTTCAAACTGCAGCGGATCCACCAGTTTCTTTTTGCGCTTCTTCATTTCTGCAAGCTGCTTTGCTAAAGCTTCTTCTCTTTGTGCTACGACATCCTCCGATGCTTTCTGTTCCGCTTCTTCGAGATCAACCGGCATGCCTGCTTCTTTTTCCAGATTTTCTGTCATCTGCTGGGCTACTTCTTCATTTTCGCAGATCAGGCTCGCCGGATGGCACAGCTCATGCCGCTCTGTGTGCCACAAAAAATCAAGCAACAGTAGATGGTCTTTTCCTGTTTCCGGGGACAATCGGGTACCGCGCCCCACCATCTGACAATACAGGCTCCGCACCTTGGTTGGTCTGAGAACCACAATACAATTCACAGACGGGCAATCCCAGCCCTCTGTCAGGAGCATCGAATTGCACAGCACGTTATACTTCCCGGCATCAAAATCTTTCAGAATTTCAGCTCTGTCCTGGCTGTCTCCATTTACTTCTGCCGCCCTAAATCCATACTGATTCAGCAAATCACGGAATTTCTGGCTGGTCTTTACCAGCGGAAGGAACACCACCGTTTTTTTATCCCGGCAGTATTTCTGCATTTCTTCCGCAATGCCCTGCAGATACGGATCCAAGGCGGTGCCGATTTCGCTTGCTTTAAAGTCTCCGGCCTGTACCGATACACTACTCATATCAATTTTAAGCGGAATAGTCAGCGCCTTGATCGGGGACAGATACCCTTCTTTGATTGCTTTCGGAAGTGTATATTCATAGGCCAGTGACTCAAAATAGGCTCCAAGATTCCGCATATCACCGCGATCTGGCGTTGCTGTTACGCCTAATACATGTGCATGCGGGAAATGCTGCAGCACACGCTGATAGCTGTCCGAAATACAGTGATGAGCTTCGTCAATGATGATCGTGTTAAAATAAAAGGGATCGAAACTGTTCAGACGTTTCTCTCTCATCAGTGTCTGCACAGAACCAACTACTACGCGGAACCAGCTTCCCTGACAGGAACTCTCTGCTTTTTCAAGGGCACAGCCAAGACCGGTTGTCTTCATCAGTTTATCTGCGGCCTGTTCCAGCAGCTCCCCTCTGTGTGCCAGGATCAGAACACGGTCTCCCTGCCGAACACACTCTTCTGTTACTTTGGCAAAGACTACCGTCTTTCCACATCCAGTAGGAAGGACCAGCAGGGTTTTTAACACCCCGCTGTCCCACTGTTCAAAAATCGCTTCTTTTGCTTCTTTCTGATACGGTCTCAGTTCCATTTAAAATCTCCCCGGTGTAAATGCTGGCTTGTCCGAATCTTTCGGATACAGCTTTTCAATGTAGTTGAACTTCTTACTTGGGTCTTTGATTCCCGGCTTCACGCCGATTTTCGCTCTTGCCGTTTTTCCTGGAAGCGCATTCCAGTCCATCCGAAGCTCTTCCCCCTCTTTTTTCAGACCGACGCCACGGAACAGCTCTGACAGTTTCCATTCCAGGCTGCTATGTAAGATGTAGTTCTCACGAATTGTGATTTCGCGGTCTGCGTGTACGATGAAGTACACAACTGCCATATTGCATGGCGGGAGCTTTCCTTCTCCTTTGGATCTGCTGCGGTCATATTTCTCGATGGTTACGTTGTAATCCCCCTCCGGGATTGGATCAAAGTTCTGGGAATCCTGTTTAATAGAATCATCCCATCCAAGTTCTCTTCCTTCTACTGACATAATCGTTTTCCTCCTTAATTAAATGGAATTTCCTGTTTTTCTTTCATTTCTTTGATTGCAGCATAGACCTGGTCCCAGCAGGCTACCAGAAGCCCCTCGATAATGCCAGGATTTACGACATCGTAATCTTTGATCTTCGTGCCGACAGGAACATACCCTTTCGCTTCTACGACGTTCTCCACGTCCCATTCATCTACGTGATAAGTTTCCATCAGATCTCGCAGCGCCTTCGGGATTTCCGGATCCAGACTGCTCTCCCCAGCAGGATCCGGCGCTTTAGGCGGCTCATCCAGTGGAAGATTCATCTGTTCCCCAGTTACTTCTTCTGGCGTTGTCGGCTTCGGAGCTTCCGGAACGGGCTCAGGAGCTGACGCCGTTTTAGGTGCTTCTGCAGCTTTGTACGGTTTCATATCTGCGGAAGCTTTTCCCTGTTCTATAATGCTCTGAATGACTTTGTAGTCAAACGGAACCTCATCCGGCAGACCGAAACGGTTCTTTGCATCCCAGCAGGCGTTGTGTGACGTGTACATGACACGCTCACCGCCCTGCGCTTTCCTCTTCTTTCCCTTGTCATCAACTGCAATGGAAAACGTTTTGTAGTTGGCAAACAGCAGCATGTCCGCCCATTCCTTGATCAGCGGCGATGTCTGGGATGTTGTTTTCTTTCCAAGCTTCAGCTCCCATCGGTCATAAGCTCCCAGCTCATCCGGCTGTTCAAATTTTTTAATCTGCGCATGTGCTGTAAGAACCACGTTGACGCCCGCTTCCACAACTTCTGAAAGCCGATTCAGGAACCGGCCAATCTCCTCTTTTACATAGGTATAGCCGTTTCCATACCCGAAATCCTCGATTCCAAACTTCCGATGCTTATCGCAGATAAACTGGATGCACATAGACTCAGCCCAGTCGATCGTGTCAACCACAAGCGTTTTACACACGTCCGGATGCGTCCGGATGTAGTCCACCTGGTCAAGAAGATTCTGCCAGCTTGTAGCTTTTGGCAACCGGGCAACATCCATTGAGTTCGTGCTACCCTCAGTGTCAATGAACACCGGATCCGGGAATTTACTGGCAAACGTAGATTTTCCAATTCCTTCCGGACCATAAACCACAACTTTTTTTGCACAGGGAATCACACCTTTGATAATTTCCATTAAAATACACCTGCCTTCCATGATTTCTGCTGTGGCTGTTCAGCCTGCGCCTGTCCAACCACATAACCGTCTTCGATAATGATGCTGCATTCATCACCGGTACTTACCCTAGTAGCGATCGCCTGCAGCCCCTCGCCTTCCAGCCAGGAACCAAACTCCTGCAGTGTCTGCAGATCCATCTGTTCCAGTTTATCCAGGAGAACAAAGCCACACTCCGGATTCAATTTCCGGACAATGGCAGTTGATACCATCAGCCGTTCAGAACCGGACATGTTGTCCCATTTCTGCCCTTTATATACCAGCTCGCCTTCCTTTACTGACAGATCTGGAAGAGGCAGCTCTGCAGAAGAAAGCAGGTTTGCTTTCTTTTCCCGGACAGAAGTAATTTTCTCTGAAAGCTGATCATACTGACGACGGTATTCTTTTGCATCATCCTCCGCCTTCTCCTTGTCCAGATTTGCGCGTACCATTCGATTGATTTCCTCAATATTGGAAATGCTGTCTTCCAGCTCCTTGGTAGACTGATCGACCAGATCAGCGGCCGACTTTTCAGCAGTTTCCAGATCTTTTACCAGCTGCAGATGATGCTGCTTTGCTGCTTCCAGCTGATCAGACAACCGCTTTACTTCTTCATAAGCGCGTTTTACCTCTTCCCGGATCTTTCCTGCCTGTTCTCTTTTCCTTTGATTTTCGCCATTCTGAGCAAGGATGTCCTGCTGCTGTCGGATCAGCGCAGATGGAGAAACCAGATCCTTGGGTGCATCGGGGTAATATGGCTGTTCCTTGGCAAACTTCTCTTTCTGATCCGCAGTCCGGCCGATATACAACCGATCCTGATACAGCTCTTTTTCTTCTTTTTCCAACTCTGCCAACTGGTTACCAACGCCGATGATCTGTAACAACGTCTGTGCTTTTTCCTTCCCGGAGCTCTCCATGAACTTCGGAAGATTTAACGCCAGAGACTCGACAAAAGTGTTCAACAACGACTGTCCGGCCTTCTGACCGCTTGGATCCGTTACCTTCAACGCGCTGTTTTTGCCTTTACGCTCAACAATCAGGCCATTGTTCAACACAATTTTTAAGTTTGGCGGGATGATGGATCCCTCGCGCGTCGCATCTGATGGTCTGAAGTTTTCGCCACCCAATGCCCACGCGATGGAATCCAGCACCGACGTCTTACCCTGGTTGTTTCTGCCACCAATGACGGTCAGACCGTTTGCCGTCGGTTCCAGTTTTACTGCTTTGATTCGCTTGACGTTTTCGATTTCAAGTTTATTGATTTTCACTGACAACTTTCTTATCCTCCTTGTCTTTGTTAAAGAAATTCCATACGGTCCCCGCACTGCAGCCCATTTCGTCTGCAATCTTCTCATAGGACCATCCGGCGTTTCGAAGTGCCGTCATCTTTCCAGTGTCCAGCTTCCTCTTCCTGCCCTGTCCAGCAGGGCTTTTCGGGGGGGCGTTGGTTTTACCTCTTCTTTCGTTTCCGGCTCTTTCCGTGGCTGTTTCATGACCGCAAAC